TTCGGTGGAGGATGAACTGCCAAAAATCGGGAAAGATGTGCTTGTTCTGCGTGAAGATGGCGAGATGCAAGTGGCGCATCAGTACAATGAAGAAATTGCGAGGTGGTGGAGTGTTGATGGCTTCCCGCTTAGAAATAACATCACCCACTGGATGCCGTTGCCACAAGCATCACACCATTTTGCTGACGTTAGCCAAAAGGTCAAGAAAGGGGGTGACCAATGAAACGAACCACAACCAACTACACCGCAATAGCTGCTTGTCACAATGACAAATGCCCATCACACAAAAACTGCTTGAGATGGCAAATCGGCAAACGCAATCCCGACATCATAGCAGGGCAATTTGCACCCAAAAGCAAATACTCGCAGAGGTGCGGAGACTGGAAGAAAGGAGGTGCGCTATGAACAAAGAACTATGCAAATATTACCGCTCTTGGGTAGGCACAAGCAAAGGCGAGATTAATTGCGCTTGCGTGGATTATGAGAGAAAAATAATAATGAAATGCGACTTTATACAAAACAAGGGTTGTTGGAAAACCCAAAGGAAGGAGGCACACAATGATAAGACCACACATTGACATAACCATGCACATGGGTTACATCTCCAAGGTCTATCCCAATATGCAGTGGAATGAGAAAACCAGCCAGCGCAAGATGCTCACCGATGTAAGAGAATGGTTGCACAACCATCACCCAAGCTGGCAACGTGCGATGGTGTATTTCAGCCACTACCGACTTGGGAAGACACACACCGATGCCGTGCGCATAGAAAGGGGGCAGATGTTATGAGAATCTACGTTGAAAGTGTTGGGCGCAAACCCTACTGGCGCAACCATCCTGATAACCCCAAGCCAAGGCGAAGACCAGTGATGCGTAAGAAAGCCACTTGTGCGATGTGCGCAAAGTATCCGTGCTTTAGAGGGATAGAGAATATTGAAACTAATTTGGCGCAAACGTGCCACAACTTCATTAAGAGGACTAAAGAATGAGGCAAGAAGAACATCGAATCCAGTGCGCCATCGTGAAATGGTTCTATTATGCTTACCCACAATATAGGGGTGGTTACCTTTTTGCTGTCCCTAACGGTGGGCATAGAAACATCCAAACTGCACGATCACTAAAAGCCGAGGGTGTGACTTCAGGAGTGAGTGACCTGCTTTTGCTCGTTCCCAAACGTGAGTACCACGGATTATGCGTTGAGGTCAAGACACCAGTCGGTAGGCAGAGCGAAAATCAAAAGAACTGGCAACGAATCATAGAGGCACAAGGCTACCGCTATGAGATCGTGCGCTCACTTGATGAGTTCGTTGAACTTGTGAGGTGGTACTTGAACGAACCACCGAGAGCAAGACTGCAAGGTAAATTGTTATTTCATAAATAAAACATCTTGTTTTTGTTAATGGTTAGATTTTGAACCAACCCAATTTTATTTATTAATCTTGTGAAAGATGCTTTTTGGGTTGTGAAAATTTGAGGGGTGTGCGATTGGCTTGTGGAAAGTCAGTCGCACTATTTTATGCAGAATGCCAAATTTACACGCTCTTTTGCGCTCTAACGGCTTTAAATTTGTTTTTGGTATAGTTTATCGTTTGAGAAATTTGATGCGCTTAAAACGGCTGAAATGAAAAACCCACTACTTTCACAAGCAATGGGAACAAAACATAAAATCAAAAACTAATCCTTTCGCCCACAAAGTTAGAAAAAAATTTGCAAAAAACCGCAAAAAGTTGTGGATATTTGATTTTTTTGACTACCTTTGCGAAAAAGTTAAAAGATAGAGAGTTAGACAACGTTTTGTAAAGAAAGTAAAACATTAAAAGGAGATGAGCAATGTACAGCAAGAAAGATAGGCAGCGCATCTTTGAGCAAGTCAAGAAGAAGATTGAATCGTGCGACTACATTTTCTTCCTTGAAAGTGCTATTGCCTACACTCCAATTGCGACCAAAACGTTCTACGATTGGTTTCCAGTAGATAGTGACGAGCGCAAGGAGTTGGATGCTCTGCTTGAGGCAAACAAACTCAAGAAGAAAGATGACATCAGGCGCAAACTCGCAGAGGGTGACAAGGCAGCCGAATTGCTTGCACTCTACCGAATGATTTGCACCGATGAGGAACGCAAAGCCATCGCAACGAACTACAACAAGACCGATGTAACAAGCAACGGCAAGAGTATTGTTGTGAAGGTAGACAAAGAAACGGCAGATATCATTGAGGGATTAAAAGAGGATTGATGGACTGGTCAACTGGCATAGTGTACAAGCAGAACCTCAAGGCAGCACTTGAGGATGCGCCCATCGTTGTCAATTGCGGTGGCACACGTTCAGGCAAGACTTGGGGAACACTGCAAGCACTATGCACCATTGCCGAGCAGAAGAGGGGCAAGGTTATAAGTGTTGTTGGCGAAACTTTGCCCTTCCTGAAACGTGGCGCAATAACCGACTTCCGTTCAATGCTTGGCGATAGTTGGAGTGCAGAGAGGTGGAATGCCACCGATAAGATTTACACCTTCCCGAATGGCAGCTACATTGAGTTTTTCAGTGCAGATGCCGAGGGTAAGGTTCACGGCTCTGCAAGGGATTACCTCTTCATCAATGAGTGTTATTACATTCCCTTTGATATCTACCGACAGCTTGAGGTCAGGACACGGAGAACGATTTATCTTGACTACAACCCACGTTCGTTGTTTTGGGTTGATGAGAAGATATTGCCGAGAGAAGGCACAAGGTACATCCACACCACCTTCAACGACAATCCGTTCTTGACCGACAAGCAAAAAGATGTGATTCGCTCTTACAAGGATACCGACCCTAATTGGTGGACGGTGTACGGAGAGGGCAAGATTGGCAGCGCAGAGGGTTTGGTCTACAAGCCGAGCCAATGGCGCATAACGAAGGATATGCCCACGATTTGCAAACAACACTTTTACTGCATTGACTTCGGGTTCACGAATGACCCAACCGCAGTCTTGCACGTTATGGTTTGCGGTGGCGAGCTGTGGGTTGATGAGCTGTGTTACTCAACTGGGATGCTCAACAAGGACATTGCCGAAATATTGCAGAACGCAGGGGCAAAGCGCAACGATAGCATTGTGGCAGATTCGGCAGAGCAGAAGAGCATCGCAGAGATTAACAACATAGGTGGATACAACATCACACCCACCACCAAGGGCAAAGGTAGTGTTGTGGCTGGCATATCAATCGTGCAGGGATGGGTTATCAATGTAACTCAAAGGTCACTGGGAATCATTGAAGAATTGCGCAATTACTCTTGGAAGAGAGATATTAACGGCAACAGCCTCAATGTGCCAGTTGATAGATACAACCACTCTTTGGATGCGTTGAGGTATGGAGTGACAACCTTCTTGCAGACACGCAAACCTTTGAGTGTACCGAGGATGCAAATAGGGCGCATCTGCTGACATTTAAACATTCAAACAATATGAACACAAACCGCAAAATTCAACGCATTAAAACGAGGATTAAACGCAATCACGAACGCATAGAGAAGATGCGCACCGAGAGGCTCTATTTGCCCTTTGTGCAGTTTGTGATGTTAATGCCGTATATGACCGAACAGACCGTCAAGAGCCTTGTGCTTATTCCACCGCCAAAGAAATTCAACAAGAAAGATGTGCCTGATACGTTGCAACTGGTAACGTTTGGAGTGCTTACCCAACTGCAACAAGCAGCACAAGATAATGACTACTTCAAAACGTGCTGCAAGCTAGTGTCGGTGCTTACTGGTGTGGATGAGAAAATAGTTGCATCACGCAGAGCCTATGATGTGCTTGGAATAGTCAATATGATTCAAAGCGAGATGGAGCGCATTGGCAAACTCTTCCAAAGCCTACAAACAGACAAGACAAGTGACGAGCAAGCAGCAGGCATTGAAAAGCTGAACTTTGGCACTTTTGGGATAGTGGATTGGTATGCAAAGCGAATGGGTATCATTGACCACGAAGAGGTTTTCGCTACTCCGTGGGCGAGGATATACCAATGCATGAAGATTGACCACGAACAAGGCGAATTTGAAAAACGTTACCGCAAAATTATAGAGAATAGGAGCAAGATTAAACGATGAGCAAAGTTATTGAACGCATAGCCAATGAAATGGGTTGCGCCTACATCTACGATGATTGGGGCAGAATCAACCTGAAGGCAGACAAATATGGCAACCGCAAACAAACACGGTTGATTATTGAAACACTCCCTACCAATGGGCAGATAGACACAAGGTTTGCGCCACTGGTCAGGACATCACGCACTTGCATCATTGCATTTCTCAAACCTTGTGCGCTTGATTTTGAGGGTGCAGAGGTCGGGAGCATAGTTGATGAGATGTTGGATTTAGCCAAACAATTCGTTAAACGTGTTGATGCAAGCGGTTACTATGAGCCGATTGACACATTGCTTGACTACAATGTTGTGCTTGATTTTTTGGATGCGAATATGGCTGGTGTGCGTGTCACGTTATCCCTAAAAGAGTTAGAGGGTGAGTGCGTATGAACAACCAAGACTTATCAAACGCACTGACTGGCACGGCTTACAACCGCATTGTGCAACTGCGTGATGAGATTAAACAATCAATCGCAGACAAGGGGTTGACCGCCAGTGGTCGCACACAAAACTCATTGCGTGTGTATGTTGACGGCAACACGGTTGTTCTTGAGGGCAGGGCATTCTTTGCCTCGTTGGAATATGGCTCTGCGCCTTGGGGCGGTAAGACTGGCATTCATTGCTCATATGAAGAGTTCAAGAGCATCATCCACCAATGGGCAAGCGACAAAGGGTTGAACTTTGGTGAGGCTAAAGAATTCAAGAAGACCGTTGCAAACATTGCGTGGGTCATTATGAACCAAGGAACAAAGCTGTATTGGGCGCACGGATACCGAGATGTGTACGATACGTTGATAGAGAAAGCCGTTGAGGATATCGGCAACCAAGCATTGCTGGTTGAGGCTGAAGCGGTAGATGTGGCAATCAAGGACTGGGCAAGATTCTAAACACAAAACGATAGGAGATAAAACGAAATGGCAGAAACGTTACTAAATAGGGCGAGGCTCAACAACGCACCGCAGAATGAGCCTTATAGCAAGGCGAACACGCAATCGCAGATACTTGCATCCAATGTGGTAGCCAATGCTCCACTTGTGGCATTGGCTTATAGTTACGCAGTGTTAGAGTTTGAGGGCAATAGCACTCACGCAGGGAACAAGATTGCGGTTGCTTGCAATGGTCACACAATAACCGTCACACTCAACAATGATGGCGAGGCGCAATTGTCACTGCAACCTTTCATTCGTGAGGCGGTTCTTCTCAATGGCACACTTGACAATCCTTTGTATTGCGATGACACTGCGACAACACAAGACAACGGCTACCGAGGCTATATTGATGTGACCATCACCGAAACGAACCAAACACCGACAACTATGCGCATTTACTACATATTCGGCAACTATGCGCCAAAGGGTGAGATGGTCACTGACTTGTACTTTGATTATGATGCAAATGGCGAAACGTGGGTAAATGTTGATGATGCGACCAACTACACTGCAAGCGGTGTGCCTAATGGTTTTGAGGGCAATTGGTGCGACATCAACAAAATAGTAGAGAGTGAGCCTTCAGGCGATTTCGTGATGCCGTTGCTTGTGGCTTGGTACTATGGCAACGATGACATCCAGTTCAACACCATCAACTACCACTTCCGTTATGATTGCCGAACTGACAATATACTGAAGGTGCGATGGCTTGACACCAACGGCAACATCAACGTGCGAAAGTTTGTGAAGGCTGGCAGAGCGAATGGTGTCGCTTCTTCAGGTTCTTGGACAAGACCACACAGCTTTAAAGAGATTGTTGATGGCTACAATTTCGGCAAAGATGAGTGGCAGAACTTGACTGCGAGTGAATCCGTCACGATTGGCGATGACAACATACCAATGACACACTATGACTGGATCAAGACACTTGGCTCTTCAGCTTGTGTTGAGGCTTACGTTGATGGTGCGTGGACAAGGGTTAACTTGGGCGATGCTAAACTTGAGTGCGACCCACGCAAAGCAACATTCACGGCAACGTTCACACTGGTACTCCCAATTGATGATGTGCAACAATTTTAAGGGTGCAATGTTATGAGCAAACAACAACTTTACATCAACGATGTGGCTGTGGATATGCCGAGCGACACCATCAAAATCAAGGTGGAAAGCAACCTTTTCAGCGATGCAAGCAACATAATGACGGCTCACTCTTATAGCATATCATTGCCTCGCACGATGACCAATGATTCGGTGTTTGCGCTTGCATATGTAGCAGGGGCGAACACTGGTGGAGTAAGCACCCATCGCTATCTGCCTTGTGCATTTGAGATAGACGGCATTCCTTTGTTCAGTGGTGGTCGGTGCGTATTAACTGCAGTTGATGACAAAGGCTATAAGTGCAACCTCTATTTCGGTTTGTTGGGCATCTTTGACAAAATCAAGGAAGAGGGGTTGGACTTGTGCGACCTACCGATGAGCAAATATTATCCCTACCAAGTCAATCAGGATGGCTTGTGGATGGAGTTACCATTGCACTTCACAAGTGGGTTGTATGTGTCAGGTATGAACCAAACACTCTACAACTCATTGAGTAGCGACAGCAAGGAAGATGCCGATTTCTACCCTTGGGGGTTGCTCGCAGCCAAGGCGAGTGACATATTAGCCGTGGTGAGTGATGTGTACG